GAAGATGACTCAGTAAGACCTGAGAAACTACACTTGTTTACAACATAAAAAGCAACTGCTCTTTCAAGATCAGTCTTTGTATTATCATTAATAACATCTTTCATCTCTGCGAATAAACATCTAGCAGAGTCTTGATTACAATTAGTAATCTTTAAACCTTTTAACTCTTTAGTTAATTCATCACCAAAAGTCTGAAGATTGACCCAGAAATTTATTAATGGTTCATAAAGATCATTAACTACAATCTTTAAATGTGGATACAGTTTACTAACATGTATCGCAACACTTCCACCACCTAGAAAGGGTTCACGAAATTCTACATACTCTCTAAGATCAGGAAAGTATTCTCCCATCTTAGTACAGGCACGAGATTTACCACCAGGATATCTAAGTGGGGTCTTGAGTCCCTTTTTGCTCATAATTTAATTCTAATTGAAGTTCTGTTTCAAACCTGTTGTGAGTTGGTTCATGCAAAGCACAATACTCACTAAAGGTAATCATCATTTCCTTACGTGATAGTCTACAGTGTTTTGCTGCTTTTGGCAAGTTCCACTTAGCAGAAAACAACATTTCCATTGCTTCTCTAGTTTCAATTCTCATTAATAAAACTTTTCATAATCATCATAAACTTGAACTTCAATAGTATCAAAGATTCTATTTAATGAATTGGCAAAAGTTCTATATCCAGATCCAACATATACTTGTCCTGCTACTACAGAAACTGTTGCTATGCCCCAGAACAGATAATAAAATCTAGACTTGACTTGGTTTCTTAGTTTTTCTCTTTCTGAAATTTTCATTTAAATTCACACTCCACCATGATTTCGGTTAAACAAGCTAACATATTTATCTCTTGATCTGCTACAAATGCTATTTGGTACTGGTACTTCGCAATAACAAGAACGGCAGCAGGAATAGAGGAAGGGACAAGGGATTCGTATAAACTATCGTAAAGGCGACGCAATAAAACACTAGGATCATTGTCCAAGTTATTGACACACCATTTACGTACTTCCGAAAAGTTTTTTGATTTAAGATTCTTCGTAAGGTCATTGATCTTTACATCACTGAAATGTGCCAGTATACCACTATCTATCTTACCTCCAACTGAATATCTTTGACACTCATTAAGAACCCTACGCCAATCAGGGAAGTGCTTATTAATAAGTTCGGCAAGTACTTTCTTATCTGCCTCAACCCGTTCTTGCTCCAGTATGTAGTTAACTCGTTTAAAAAACTGAGAAGCAATTGTTGCTTTTTGTTTTCCATTTATTGAAAAGTCAATGACAGCACAACGGCTATGGAGTGGTTCAATGATCTTATTCTTATAGTTACAGGTGAAGATAAACCTACAGTTTCTTTGGAACTCCTCAATACTCGCCCTGAGAAGGAGTTGTACATCGGGAGTGGTATTGTCTGCCTCATCGATGATGATAACCTTGTGCTTTGACTCACTAGTGAGAGATACCGTAGACGCAAAGTTCTTGGCATTATTCCTAACAGTGTCAAGAAAACGCCCCTCATCCGATCCGTTAATGACATAATAATCTGCCCCTAACTGGTTACATAAACATTTAGCAACCGTAGTCTTTCCAATGCCTGGAGGACCAGATAGCAGCATGTTTGGTATCTCACCTTGAGATAAAAAATCCTGAAAAGTCTTTTTGATATTTTCAGGTAGGATACATTCTTCAATTGTCTGGGGTCGATATTTTTCGACCCATATAAAATCACTCATCTAATTACCCAAAGGTGGAGTCAGGTTCCAATGCGATATAATATTTTAAATTATAGTTACTATTAGTAAATTCGGAAAGTAATTTAGAAGAAACAACAACATCATAAGAACCAGGAATAATCTTTATATTCTCGACCTTAAAGTTGAAACTAAACTCCTTATCAGTTTCTCCTACAGCAACAGAATAACTATTTGATGTATCATTCTTCTTATCACGAACAACAAGTCTAACTGCACCTGCTTCACCAACAACACAAAGGTCTGGTAATTGATATACTGCTGCTGCCTTGAGTAACTTATCCAAAGCACTACTCTCTAACTGAAAATGAACATCTTCAGAAGGAAGTGTTATTTGCTTATCAGGTGGAGAAATAATAACTTGAGGATCAGCAAAGAAGTATTTTACTCTACGCTTACCCTCACGAATTGTAAGGTAAGATTCTTCAGTAAAATCCAAATCAGGATCTTGATGCAAACTTAATCCATTCAAAAATTGATTAAGATCATATACGCCAAACTGACGAGAGAACTCCTCATCAATCTCTGCCTCTGCCAAAATATTTTTAGCAACGGACATTGTGCGAAGTTGTGTTCCTTGTTTTACTAGAATTGAATTGTTAATTCCAGCAAAGTTTTTTAGAACTGTTAATGTCTTTTCAGAAAGTTTCATAACCACGGGTAGTTGTCTCTTTTAATTGCCCACTGAAGTGATAAAGTAGGAGTGAATAGTGTAATGCTTTTAGTATATCACGTTTTGCTTGTCCCTTCTTATCGTAACGAGTCAAATACTTAATTGCATTAGATCTACAGAATGCTTCAGCATCTCCTACAGATTCAATAAGATCAAGTGTTTGGACATTGTTTTCTTTAGAAGTATAATGTCCTCCATAAGTGGTAGAAATATAATCCTGAAGAGCTTTGATGGATTCATCTTCTTTATACTTTCTAGTTGAGGAATCTTCTATTCCAGGCGTTGGTGTTTCTTCTGTATCACCAAAAGTAACAGTATCAAAATTAGAAGTGTCAATAGTTACTTCATAATCACTATTATCAACAAAATATGCTGTTGCATAATCTGAAATATCTGCTGCTGATGCTGTTGAAAATCCTACATCACCACTTATTATAGGATCATTTTCATTTTTATTTGTCATAGTAGGAAAATTTTCATCAAGTGTTCCATTAAGTACATCGTAAAGTAGTGCCCAAGCATTCATAATTATATTATATCAAGTGTTTGGAATTTAGTCAAGAGATAAAACCATGATACTCTAAATTTCCAACTAAAGCAATTCTTTCCTCACTTCTATTATCCTCTGCATTAACTCCATGAGTTGAATGTGCAGAAAACATAGTAAGATAACCTTCTTTTGCTGGAACTTCCTCTCCATTAACATTTAAAGGAGCTGAATTTTTATCAGCTTTAGAATAATAACTAAAACTAATTGAAGAAGGAAAATGATTATGAGGACTAACACCTTGTTGACCATTATAAACAATACCCCAACATTCTTCTAAATGAAAACCTTCTGGATTCCATCTTCCTGTATTAAGAGTATGATTTAAAATTTTATCATACTTATAATCATCAATCTCTGCATCTAAAGCAGATGTAATTGCAACTCTTGGAGTAATACTTAAAACTAATCTTAAAATTTTTGTTACTGCCTGATTATTAAAAGTATGAAGATTAAACGGTGTAATAGATGCAGCACGTTCACTATCCATATTATATTCTCTAACCTTTTTAGAAAGATTTGATTTTATAAAAGAATTAATATCAGGATTTAACTCCTGAATATTAATTCCAAAATCAGCAACATTAACTTGAGTAATTATCATCTATACATTTACATCCTCACTAGGTAATTCAAAATCTGCATCTACCTTGTCATACAACTCAAGAAATGCTTGCTTAGTTTCATCATCAAATCGATTGATACAAACTTTAATTGCTTTTGCTTTATCATTAAATATACCAAAAGCACGAACAATGTGAACTAATCTACGAGTACTAATGATCTCATCGATACCACCATCATAGAATGTTTTACGAATAATGTCACCCCAATCTACAAGTTTCTCTAAAAATTGAACATCAGTAACACCATTATGTGTAGCAACACCACTAAGAATTTTCTTTTCTACAGAAGGTGCTGGATAGTCTTGCTCAAAGGTTACAGGGAATCTCTCAAGGAATGCTTCATTAAGAACATTAGTTCCTATAAATCTACCATCATCAGATCCTTTACCTTTAGTATTAGCAGTAGCAACTACATTGAATCCTACCGCAGGTCTGACAAA